TTTTCCGCCTCGTCTCCGAGTTCCTCAATTTTATTCTGAGCGTTATTTCCGGCTTTTTTAATTTCCTCAAGTCCGGTTTTTACTTCCTCGGTTGTTTTCTTTCCAAAGAAATCGCCTATCATTCTCCCGACGTTCAGAAAGCTTTCAGCGAACGACCCTTTAATCCAGGTGGTTATTTTCCCCCCGCTTTCCTGGAACTTTTTCCAGTTGGCGTCCATCCGGGCAAGCTCTCCTTCAGTGGTATTAGCCCATTCCTCGGTGCTTATGGTGGCTCTTTTCTGTATTGCCGTAAGCTGTTCCGTGATCGTCGCGTCTTTCGATATCGCTATTCCGTATTCGGTTAAAGCCCTGACTCCTTTTCCAATAAGAACTTTTCCGAGCAGGTCCATGTTTCCCGTATATGTTCCGACACCGGATGCCGCTAAATCAGATGCCAGTTTCGTAAGCGCCATGGCATCGTTGATGTCCCCGGTTCTGACAAGCATTTCCCTGATCGCCTTAGTTGTTTCAGTATCCTCCCTTCCCAAGTCCCTCATCGAATCTATGAAAGATTCTATTCTTGGAGATACGCTTTCGTATGCTATGCCAAGACTTTCCACCTGAGATGTCAGCTCTCTGGTGGCGGCCGCATCCTCAAGGGCCGCTTCCCCGGCCTGATTCATAAAATTAAGCGCGGCCGTTATCGTAAATGCTCCTATTATTCCAGTGGCCAAGTCTTTCAATCCGAATGAAAGGGTTTTTGCTCTCTTTTCCAATTCCTTGATCTTGTTTCCCAGCTGGCCGAATGCCTGTCCTGTGTTATCCTGCGCTTCCAGGGATATTTTTGCCTTTGACTCAACGTCTGCCATGTTTTTTCTCAAACTTTTTTACAGAATTTATTATCTCGAGCATCGATTCTACAAAAGCCCTGGGCTGTTCCATGATGTCCTTCAGCGTCCATCCGAACTCTTTGCATAGGACATAATTGAGGTATTCGTCCGGCGGTTCGCTGGATACTTTTTCCAGAAAGAATATCGTCCTCTTGATTACTTCTTTTTTTTTTCGTCCCTGTCTTTTATGTTTTTGTTGGCCATTGCCACCAGCTCGTTAACCACCTTCATCGGAAACTTCCTTATGTTTCCATCGCTTATCTCTATGGGTTTGTCGTCGTCTCCGATGATATTCCACGATTCTATCATTCTGGTAAGAACGCTGAGTCCTCTTTCCTGCGGATCCTTGATTTTTATCGTTTCAAGATAATCCATCCACGATAAATCCTCCCGCATTTTCACAACGATATCGGTGCCGGGAATCTTTACTTCGATTGTTTTAATCAGTTCGCTTAATTTCATGGTAATTTTTGGTTTAGTATTCTGTTCCTGCGGTCCTGTTGACCAGATTTACCTCGATCGCCTTTCCGTCGACAGAATCGTAAAGCGCTTCGAATTTCTGCTTATCAAACAGGTATTGCCCGACGTCCAAAGGCTGTTCGTTTGAAATGAGTTTTACCTTGTGCAGTTTGACCGTCAGCTGTTCCCAGGTGGTATTGTCGCTCTTGATGTAAGTCCCTTTGGTAATCATGGTTATCGCCTGTTTGACGTATTCTATCCATTTCTGGTACTGGGTTGGATTTTCGAATAACCTTGAAATTTCGGCGCTGGCTTCCCTTACCTGATTCAGCAATGCCGCAGCTCCGGTGGCCCCGGATGCTATCGCGTCCAAAAGGTTATTCTTGAAATCCATGGCTAAATTGTAGCATGGCGTAGCCGTCGCTTTGGTTGCGGCTGCCGTATCGGCCAGCGCAGAAGTTGCCGCCACTCCGACCAGAGTGTTTCCCAAATAAAGCGGTTCAACTATGGCGCTGTAGCTCGGCGTCTGGGCTACTAAGAATACCGGGTCTCCGATGCTTGCTGTTACGTCGGTTGCCGCGAATCCAACCGTTACTCCGTCCGCGTTAACTGATGTTAGAGTTATGTCAACAGCTCCTATCCTTATCACGTCTCCGGCCACCAATCCATCCGTGGGCCGGGTGTCGTATATCTGCTTAAGAACAGCGGATGTCATCCCTACTCCGGTCAATGCCACTGCCAGCGAAGCGGTGTTGAACTGCCCCAGGGCCTTGATCGATAGCGTGGCTATCATCTTGTTGTCCTGGAAAGCTATCTTGAGGTTTTCGCCCCTTACTCCCCAGATTCTCTGGGCAAAGTCTCCCCTCGAAATCTCGATGCTGTAGTGTTTTCCTTCTCCGACCGTGAACGGGTGGGTATATCCCACTGGCGCGCTTCCGGTGGTCACTCCTTTCTCATACACCATGTTCAGCATATGCCCTATGCTGTCCGGGTCGGCGTGTATCACTAAATCTCCTTCTATCAGGCGGGTTCCTCTAACCACGTCGTCTGATTTCCAAGTCAGTCCTTTGAATCTCCTGTCGGCCGAGATATTAGGATTGACTCTTATGCTTTCGCTTATCAGCGGAATAAAGTTATCCGGTATTACTGGGGTTCCAGGAGTCGCCTCCGGTTTAACCGCCAAATATGATTTGTCTGCTAAATAGTTCATTTTTTTGTTTTAATTTTTTGTTATTCCCCGGCTTTCGACTCTTCCGGGTCTTTTTTCCTTGCCGGCCTTTCCTCTTTGAAGTTGGCGTTTCGGAATCCCTCAGGCATTTCGGCCGATTCTCCTGCCTTTATGGTTCCTACTCCCGGGACCCATAAGTCCCTGCTTGAAATATTTTTGTACTTTGCCATTTTAGTATTATTGTTTAATAATTTGAAACTATGACGTCGCAGTCGACCTGGAACGTCGCAAATATATAAGTTCCTGCCGATACTTTGAAATCGAATGTCATCTTTACGACCTTGACTCTTTGAATTTCACCTCCCAGAGTCTTGTCCTGGTCAAAGGCGATTATTACCTTATCCACCGCTTCAGTCATTATATCATTAGCTTCCTGTTTTGTCGCGCCAGCGCGGGACTGCTCCTGGTAAAGAGAAACCATGAAGCTGAACGTCCTTTCGTTCCGGTGGGTGTCTATTTCCTGGCCGGAGGATCCTCCGGTCGGAAGAACAACTGCAACTGGATATTTTTCAAACTTTCCCTGCCCATAGTCGAATACTTCCCCGAAAAGAAGGTCTGCTCCGGTTCCCCGGGTCAATCCCTGCATTTTTGAAACTATCAATGCTCTTATGTCCTCAAGCGTTGTTTTCATTTTAGCGTTTTTAATACGTTATTAATTGCCGTTGCGAAAAATTCGTTTATTTTTGATTGGCTTCTTTCGACAGCCCTGCTCAAAAATGGATTAGGCCTGGTTCCCGGGTGATTCACTCTTTTTCCAAATATCTCTCCGGTCCTTTTGTTGGCCAGCACTTTTTTATTTACAGGGACTATCAAATGCGGAGCTGTTCCTTCGTGCACGAATATCGAATATGGAGCAAACGATTCTACCACTCCCCTGAGTCTCGTTACCATCCTCGACCTTATTCTCTGCCTTAAAGTATTCCCCGTAGAAATTCCTTTATTCGCCGGCGCTTCCTTGACCGCCCGTCCGTGAAGCACAACCAGCGACTTCTGAACGGCTTTCGATGCTTCATTAACCATCAGCTGGGGGGCTCTTTCCATGGCCTGTCTGATCTGTTCTATGTTATCAAATTGGACTTTTATCTCAATCATTGGATTTTCTTATCTTTAGTTCCATATGCCTGTTTTTACACAGAAAATTAAAGCTTCTTATTCCTATTACTTTGTACGTATTGGTTCCCTCGATTATTAAATCTCCCTCCTGAATATCGAGAACGTCGCAGAACATAATCCAATCTTTGGCAAAATTTCCATCAATATCCTCGTTATACGATTCCTCAAACGGCTGGATGTGGCATCTCACTCCGGTCAGAAGCGTTTCGTACTGCTCGCTTCCTGGGTCCCCGGATTCGGTGTCGTCAATTCTCTTTGTGCTTATTGTCTTGTTGTAATTTATTTCAATTCCCATTTTAGAAGCTGAATTTTTTGTATGAATTAAGTATCTCCGTCATCCGGTCGAAGTCCTGCCATTGCTTTTCGTCTTTATATGTTACCGCGTAGCTTCCTATGCTCATAGATTTTACTTCCCCTTCCCCTTCCATCGAATAGTTTATGATTCCGGCCACCAACACCGTTGCCGCGAATTTTATGTCGTCCGGAACTGCCGATGAATATCCCCATTTTCCTTTGACAAAGACGTTTTGATTCCCTCGATTGAAATATCCGGCGGTCAATTTCAATTTAGTTTTCGGAAGATTATTAGCCGGATATACCACATAGTCGTCCTCGTATCCCTCCACCAGCGCGTCTCCGTCCTCGATTTTCAATTCAGTTACATCGATGCAGTCATCTATTAAAATCTCCCGGGTCCCGTCCCCGTCGTAAACCTTCTGAGACGCAACCGTATCTGCTATAAAATTCCTTCCGGTCGCTTTGTCTATATATGCCTCTATCTGGCCGATCCACTCGTCTACCTGAGTGTAAAACCACGACTCTATTGTGGTCAGCAGATAATTTT